ATCACAACAACCACCATCATTACGTTTGAATACTCAAGCAGACTTACAAGAGAATGGTCTGTCTAGTGTTGTTTCGGGTTTGTCTAAGCGTCCTAGTTCACAGCACATTGCTGACCTAGGAGTTATTTCAAACCTAGATAAAGCATTTATCCACACCATTCGTAGGGATGAGAATGAGTTCTACTCTATGGTGGTAGATACTGCTGGTACTATCAGGGTGTTTGACAAGGATGGAGTAGCTAAGACTGTAACAAACAATGCACCATCATACCTGTCTGGATTGACTAATCCTAATGAGGAGTTATCTGCTGTCTCTATTGCTGACGCAACCTTTATTATTAATAAGAATGTCACAGTAGCTAAAGCAGCTACACGATCCCCAACACGTAATCCAGAAGCCTTGGTGTATGTCAAACAGGCTGACTATGCTTCTACGTATCGTCTTAAGATTACTAAGGGTGGAACCACACAAACAGTAGAATTTGCTACTAAGTCTTCTACTCAGGCTAATACAACAGATACGCAGAACGCAGAGCGTGGTGCATCTACTGATTTGATTGCTCAGAATTTAGATACATTCTCAGCTACTACCGTTGATAGTACTTATTATAGAAATATTACAAATGCTAGTGCTGTTTCAGGTATTACTATTACTCGTTATGGATCAGTACTACATATTCAATCTACTAACAGTACAGACTTCCAAGTAGAAGTAGGTGACTCTCATGGTGGAGATCATCTTAAAGTATTCAAGACTGAAACACCAGACTTTAAACAGTTGCCTATTGAGGGTCCAAACGATTTTATTATTAAAGTCTCAGGTGATAATCAGAAGGCGCAGGACGACTACTACGTTAAGTTTACTGACGGAGTGTGGAAGGAAACTGTATCCCCTGATGTGGAGATTTCTTTAGATAACTCTACAATGCCACATAAGTTGTCAAAGCTTATTAGTGGTAACTTTCAGTTTGATGCTGTTACTTATGCTAATAGAAAAGTAGGGGATGATGACACTAATCCCTTCCCATCATTTGTGGGATTTAAGTTAGCTGACATCTTCTTTCACAAGAACAGACTAGGACTACTAGCTGACGAGAATGTTATCTTTGGTAGTGCAGGTGAGTTTCTTGAGTTTGATTTCTTCCGTAAGTCTACGCTAACCATTATTGATAGTGACCCCATTGATGTGGCAGTGTCCTCTAATAAGGTTAGTATTCTTAAACACGCTGTACCATTCAGTGAGTCCCTCCTACTCTTCTCAGACCTAACACAGTTTAAGGTAACAGGTGATCCTGTACTTACCCCTGAGACTGTTGACGTAGCTAACACTACAGAGTTTGAGACTAGTCTTAGAGCTAAACCAGCAGCAGCAGGTAAGTATGTTTACTTTGCCTCTAAACGTGGTGCTTGGTCTAGTATGTGGGAGTACTTTGTAGATACTGATACCGATGTAAATGATGCTAATGAAACATCCTCTCACATCCCTGAGTATCTTAATGGTGAGATTATTAATATCCAAGCCTCATCCAATGAAGACATGATCCTACTACAAACCAGTAACGATCCTACAGCTATCTATGTGTATAGATACTACTGGTCTGGTAGAGAAAAGCTACAGGCTTCATGGTCACGTTGGGTATTTAGTGGTGATGTTGTTAGTATGTCCTTTAATCGTGCTGATGTTTATATCCTAATTAAACGTGGTACAAACCTATTCCTTGAGCGTATTAACCTGTCAGTAGACGAAGCTACTATTTATACTACAGGAAACTTTTCTATTCACTTAGATAGAAGGGTTACTCTAGAAACTGGTGGACTTACCTCTGTTCCTTATACAGATACCAATATAACTTATATTGACCAGACAGGTAAGGTAATTACAGTTGGAGATGTAGCAGCTAAATTAGCTAACTCTGAGAAAGTGTTTGCTGGTATTCCGTTTACGTTTAAGTACCAGTTCTCAGAGCCAGTACTAAAGCAGGAGAACAAGGCTATTACCACAGGACAACTACACTTAAGAAACTATGCTGTTGTTTATAATAACACAGGGTTCTTTAAGATTGTCCTAAGACCTCTAAAGCGACAGGTGTATACACGTACCTTTACAGGCCGTGTGGTGGGTAGTGGTGCTAATATTCTTGGTGCTGCTGCTATTGAGTCTGGTACATATCGCTTTGGTGTAATGGGTCATGCTAGTGAAACATCAGTAACAATCGAAAGTGATAATCACTTACCATGTGTATTCCAATCAGCAGAATGGGAGGGCTTCTTTGTCCTTCGTTCTAGGAGAATGTAATGAAAGTCCAAGTGAGAGCAAGTACTCAGTCTGATGTAGACCATCTGGCTACAAACTTAAGACCAGAGGATACTGAAGAGGTACTTGCCTCACATGGCGATGTTAAGGAAGCCTTACAGCAAGGACTAGATGAGTCAGAAGAGTGCTGGACTATTGTTGTAGAAGAAACAGGTGAGCTTGCTGGTATCTATGGGCTTGTAGGATTAGATAATTCTATAGGCATACCATGGCTACTTACAGCACCACCAATAACAAAGGTCTGGATGCCCTTCCTTCGTGGTTCTCGTAAATGGGTAGAAGAAGCAAACAATAAATATCCAATCCTAACTAATGCCTGTGACGCTGACTACGCTGTTGCTATTAACTGGTTAAAGTTTGTAGGATTTACGTTTATTAAAAGGCATGAAACTTGGGGTGTAGGAAACAAACCCTTTTTAGAATTTGTGAGGATACAAGATGTGTGACCCAGTTACTATGGCTGTGTTGACAGTTGCTCAAGGGGTTTCTGAATATCAACAAGGAGTGGCTCAGGCTCAGTCTGACCAAGCTAGATTTGATGCTAACAGACTAGCAGCTAACGATGCACGAGATTTAAAGATACAGTCCCTTAATCAGAGGGCTATTCAAGAGAATGAAGCAGCCGCTGAAGAGAAGATGCGGCTAGGTATCCAAGCCCTAGAGGGCGAGGGTGCAGCCTTAGTAGCAGCAGGTGAGTCTGGTGTTAGTGGTTCTTCAGTAGACTTACTACTACAGGACTATACAGCACAGAAGCTCCGTGGTATTACTACCATTAATAGAAACCTAGAGAATGTAGAGAAACAGATTGAGCTTGAAAAGCGTGGTGCATCTGCGGAAGCACTAAACAGAACTAACTCTCTACAACAGGGTGTCATGCCAAACTTCCTAGCTGCGGCTGTAGGAACTGCGGCTAGTGCTACTGCTGCTTATAATGCGGCTGATGTAAAACAACCTAGTAAATACAAGTCTACTTTTGGTGATGAAATAGGTTCACAAAACTATACCTATGGTTATAGTGATTCAGTGGGTCAGGGTGGAGGACAATAATGGCTAGAAAACCAGTAGAACGGCTGCGGCCTTCTGCAAGACTACAAGCTGTGGCTCGTCCAGTAGAGACATATGTACGTCCTGCTGCACAACCAGAAGCTACAACAGGCTTGGGTGAGTTTATCTCCGCTATTGCACCAGCAGCTAAGACTTTAGCTCAGATAGAAAAAGAAAAACAACTAAAGCTTCAGCGGGAAGCTGAAAGAGGTATAGCTGCGGCACGTGCCTTTGACGCTCGTTTAGGTGCTGGTAAAGCATTAAGAGCAGCCTACGAGGATTTTAACGATCCTGCAAATCAAGAAGCTTACCTTAACATGACCGATGAGCAGGTCAGAGATAAACGTGCTGAGATTATGCAGCCATTCTTTGACAAAGTTCAACAGTCTGGTGATGATAAACTTGCGTTAGCTTTCCAGCAGGATATTGAAGTAGGTAACTTAGACTTTTTCACAAAGTCTTATGATCCTTTAAAAAGTCAGTTTGATTTAAATAATTCTCTTAACGAAGTCTTTACAGAAGTGTTGGCTATTCAAGACAACCCTATGTTAGATGATAGCCTTAAAGATAAAGCTACAGACAATCTTTTGAAAACATATCAGACTGCAACAGGTACTCCGTGGAACGCTATTAATGAGTATGCTGTTAAGACTACAGCTAATCGTGTTTCTCAGGATGGACGTACTTCTCTTTATAGATGGTTGAAGAAAGAAGGACAATTAGGAGTTTCAAAGTATCAGGATACAGTCCGTACTATTGACACTCGCCTAGCCTCTTATGATAATGAACGCTTAAAGTTGGGTAAGGATGAGTTCTTTAGTACAACAGTTCGTAACCAAGTTCTAGGGTATCTACAGAGTCAAGACGCTATGTCTTTAGGAGGTAGTGTTACTTTTAAGGATGGTACTAGTCGTGCTGTTAAAGATGAAGACCTTATTGCAGGTATTCAAGCTGTAGCTAGTCAATTAGGAATGACAGAGAGCGAAGCTATTAACCAGCTTTACCGTCCTCTAAATATAGTACCTACTGAAGATGCTAACGCTATCATGTCAGGTAAGTCTTTACTATCCTTTGGTGATACTACAGATGAAAATGTTATGCTTATGTCTAAAGCTTACATAGCATTTAAGAAACTGGATGGATACAAATTTACTATTAAAGATGCTCTAATGAGTTCTGATGAAAAGAAACTTATGAGAGCTATGGACTATCTACTTGAGAAGAAGGGTGTTGGTCCAGATGGTCCAGCTATAGGAGCAGTACGAGAAGCACTAGAGATGGTTCGTACTATTGACCTTAGCACTCCTGTTCGTAAGGCAAGCACTACTGAAATTCAGAACGCTTTGGATCAGGGTATTACTGATATTAGTGATTTTGATGAAGTTAAAAATACTAATGTTATGCTACCCTATATTCAGGATGGCGTAGACTTATATATGCAAATGGGTATCCCTCTTATTGAGGCTACTAAACAGGCAGTAAAGGATGCTCGTAAAGACTTTATTGTTGTAGAAAGTAGTACAGGAACTAAACACGCTTTACCTATCCTTAATACAGCTATAGATCGTAAGGGTAATGAGGTAGCACAGTTACAGTCCTACATTAACGAGGAAGCTCAAAGACCTAGTACAGTTGAAGCTATTGCTGCTCGTGGTGGTACAGGTGTTGTATTACAACGTACCACAAACCCTAAGATGTTTAACGTAGCTGTTGTAGATGAGAACGGTCTCCCTGTAGGTAGCTTAGGTGACATA